ATTAGTCGCTTATGATTTTGAATGAAACGACTTTATGCGCCGTTATTTTATACCGCCCGCCGTCAAAGTATAAAAAATCACCTTTTACGATGCCTTTTTGTGTGTCATAACCGATTATTTTCGGATGTTTTCTTGTTCCGCCCCAAACCTGCACGGTGATCTCACCGATAACTTCTTTTTCTTTCTCTTTTTTTACAGAAATATTTAAAAGTTCATTTAATTCTTTTTCTGAAATCGATTCAATTTTATCAGTATCGACAGAATAAAAATCAACCTCGTTGTAAAATTTACTTGAGTGATGCCACGATGATTTGTATAAAAAGTTATTTTTTAACGTTTTTACCTTCATTTTTTTAAATAGCTCAAAATTTTTAACGTTTAAGCTTTCGATTTCTTTCAAAATTTCGCTTTTTGTCCATTTCGAAAATGGTTTCTCTCCCGAATTATATGCGTCAACCGCATTATTCGACATCGAGAATCCTCTATATCCAGCCATCAAAAATCAATCCTTTCTAAGCAAAACTAAAAAAATAAAAAGAAAGGGACGTGAGATCCCTTTCTTACACTTTAAAAACTTTAGTTCCGACGGTGACATATCCGCCGTAAAAATTCTCATTCAAATATTTTGAGAGCCGCGCGTCAAAATCCTCTTTTTTTGCGGTAATTTTCTCATTATAAGCGGCTACTTCTTTAGCCTCTTTTTCTAAAAACTCAACGCTTTCTCTATTCATAAACTCCCACGCGTTATGAATAGAGACGTGAGTAGTCTCTAAAAGCATTTTTTTTAACGGTGTTTCCGCAAATTCGCGGCAATCATCGCACAAACCGGCATTTTCGCGGTTTTTTAATTCCGCGTCGCTGCCAGCGCAAAGATTACCGCACATCGGGCACTTATGCCCGACTGCAAATTTTTTTGCGGTACGCCAAATTTGCGGCATGCCTTCACATACCGCACAAGGCAATGTTGCTCCATTGCCTCATGGCGCCCCATTTTGAGCGCCATTTCTTTTGTAAATTCAATCTTTTCCATTTCCTTTTGCCTCCATAAAATCCATTCCGCCTAACGGCGGTTATCTCTATAATTATAATAACATATTGAGATACATTTTGCAAGTGTTTTCAAAAAAATATTACAATAAAAAAGGGGATAAATCCCCTGAAAATTGATTGTAAACTGAATTTATGCACTTGTAGATATAACATCAAAATCAAATTCTGCAGTTGTCAATGCTATTTTTGCACTTCTTTTAAAAATGCATTTATGAGTTTGTTTAGTTTCGTAACTTTTTTCGAAACACGATCAGACCCGTACAGTGCTTTTCTCGCGCGTTTTTCGTATTTATCGACTATTTCTTCTGTGATTTTCGCGCCGAACGGTTTATAACCGCTAACAATCGCTATCGGCTTATATCCGATTTCTCTCGGCTCAAACACATATATATCCGCGTACCATCCATATGCCCCTTTTGTGTGTGCAAGCGGCGTTTTAAAGTAAAACAATGATTGCAACTTGGCATAATCCACGGAATAGCAGATAAAACTATTCTGTACGTCTTTTTTTGAGGCTTTTATTGTCATTTTTACATCCTTTCTTTTTTACAGAGAACCTTTTTTGGGGATTTTATACCCATGCTGGTTTTATTTTTGTATCCGGTAAATCGAACAACCAATTTATAACGTCCTCCGGCACTTCTTCATAGAGCCAGCCGCTGCCGTATTTATACCCGCATACCGGGCATTCTTTCCCCAAAATTCCTTCCGGATGTTCTTCCGGGCTTAGCCAGCCAAGCGCTTTTTCTTCTGTTTTGTAAATTTTGTAGTTTTCGTTAATTTCAGGCGAATAACTTTCTACAAAATTTTTAAGATTTGCATATTTTACTTGTTCCGCCGTTGGTGTAAATGTTTCACCGTTACGCAACGCCTCAAGCGCTGCATTTTCGGCTGCTCTTTTTTTCTTGCCGGCGTCCGTCGTTGTTGTGTGTTCGTACATTTTAACAACGATTTTTGCTTTTTCAATCCAGCCAGCCGCTCGCTGATGTTCACATGCGGCATTCATATCGTTCAAGTGCCACCGTTCCCAAATCTTACATAATTTTTTAATCATATCGACATCCCAACCGTCAGCCGGAATGCCACTGTTGATTTCATCAATACATTGTCCGCAACTTCCGATACAATCGCCATTTCGCATTGGACCGACAACGCCGGTAATCGATAACACTTTCTGCCCGGGCTTTTTTTCTTTGTATTCAATTTTTACAAAAGCCGGGACTTCTCTAATTTCGCAGCGCATATCATATACTTTGCATTTGCACGGATTTACAATTTTTTTCATTTCTTTTACATCCTTTCTGATAACAATAAATCATTAAATTTTGCGGGGAAACTTAATGCGTTTACCCAATCAAGAAAATTATCAACCTTGTAATGCGGAAAATCGCCTAAGAACTTTTTTCTGAAAGCATTCTGATATTTTGCTGTTGTCCGTGAATAAGTTTCTGATGTCTCAACAAAATATCTGCCACTTTTTGTAAATACTATAAAAGCTATGGGCGTTTTGTAAGATTGAAACATATGAATATGTCCTACCGCACTATCTACGGTTATAAAAAAATTGATTGGCAACAGATTGTCCGGACTGTGCACTTTTCATATTTTCAACTTGTAACATTTTTTACGCCTCCTCGTCTAATGCGTCTACCATTCGCCAGGTGGCAAATGAATACTCGCCGGTGTTTTCAACGTGTCTAACATACTTTTCATATTCATTTACAATTTTAGAAACTTGTTCACTCGTGAGAGCTACATTAAATACACCGTCCGCATATTGTTTTACATATTCAGTTGGCGTTTTGAATCCGTGTAGATTTAATTTTGTATTCGCAAAACCGGTGCCCGCCTCATTTAACCATGCGTCCAAGATTTCTGATAATTTCACGTTCATTTCATCTCTCACTTTCTCCCGATTTTTCCGGGAACCACATCTTTTATCTGTATACATTATACGTTATATAACTTATAATGTCAATAGATTTTATAAGTTTATTTAGTTATTTTGTTATAAAAACAATTTATATAGTACGTCAATTAGCTTAATAATAAACGTTGACGCAAAAGGTGTATTATTGTATAATAATGATGGAGGTATATAGATATGGATAATACAAGAGACAAGATAAAACACATGTTAAAAGTTTTTGCAGCGGAAAACGACACAACGTTTTCTGACATGGCAAAATTAGCGGACATGTTACCGCAAACTTTTAGTGATCAGTTGCGGCGGGGATCTCTAAGAGTAACAAGGCTGTATAAGATAATGGACGCATTAGGATATGACATAGTTTTTAAAAAGCGTGACAATCAATAACAGATAAGACAATTACATAGATACAAGATGGATAGACTGACATAATAAGCAGTCTGTCTTTTTTATTGCATAGATGACAGCAGATTGACTATACAGATTGACAATTACGGTAATAACTCAAGATAAGTAAGATTAGGCAATAATTAATATAGTATACTATGCAACTGTAATTTGCCTGATTTTAAGGTACTTCCAGCAGATAAAACGAGAGCGCAACGGTCGCCATGCCCCCGATAATCATGTAGATATCAAAAGTTTTCGATACTTTCGCACATCAGGGGTTTACATTTGTGGTATAATATAGTAAATTGAAGAAAACGGAAGAAAAACGAAGAAAATAAGAGTAAAATATATAAAAGGATGGTGAAATCGGAATTGTCGTTTGAAAATGACGTTAAATTACAAAAAATAACGGAAGAAACGATAGTTTCAGCGTCCTCAATGGCTCTTGTTTTAGGAATTACCACAGCAAGGTTGCGCCAGCTTGTAGGTGAAAGTGTTGTAGAAAAACGAGGACAGAATAAATATGGACTTGTTGAGTGTGTGAGACGATACTTTAACCACAAATCAAAGAGCGCAACCGTTTCTTTTGATAAAGAACATACCCTTTTAGAAAAAGCCAAAAGGGAAACAGCAGAACTGGAACTTGCAAAAAAGAGGGGAGATGTCCACTCTACCGATGATATAGAGATGGCGGTAGGCAACATTCTTGTTGTTTTTAAAAGAACAATGCTTTCTATGCCTCATAAGCTGGCAAAACAGCTTGAGGGGAAGTCCGCTGCTAAGATTTCTGAAATGTTGACAAAAGAAATTAATGACGGGCTTTTGGAATTGAGCCAATTTGACGCGGCTAAGCTGGGGGATAACATCAGTGATACCGAAAAAGACGATTGACTTATTTCAAAACCTGCTTGCTATGGTTGCTCCGCCCAAAGACCTTTCTGTCATCGAATGGGCGGAAGAGTATAGATATATTCCTGATGATTACGGAGCCCATCCAGGCAAATGGAGCAGTGATGGAGCACCGTATCAGATAGATCCGCAAAAGGCATTTACAGACCCCAATGTAAAAAAGGTTATTGCTATGTTTGCGGCACAGATGGGCAAATCAGAGATACTGTTCAATGTTATTGGGCGGTACATGCATTTAGATCCATCGCCCATGCTTATGGTACAACCGACAATTGAGGACGCCAGGGATTGGTCAAAAGAACGATTCACTCCCACGGTGGCAAAAACACCTATCCTCAACGACATTGTATATAAGCAGAAAAGCAGGGATAGCGACAACACTATCCTCAAGAAACTATTTCCCGGCGGCTACTTGGCATTAGTCGGAAGCAACGCACCTTCCGGCTTGGCTAAGAGAAGCATAAAAATCCTCCTTTGTGACGAGGTAGACAGGTTCGCCAAAAGTGCTGGCACAGAAGGAGATCCTGTTGACCTTGCCATAAAACGTACTTCCAACTTCTGGGACGCTAAAATAGGCATGTTCTCAACGCCTACTGATGAAGCGAGCCGCATATATCGTGAATATATGCTTGGCAGCCAGGAACAGTGGAAGCACCAGTGCCCTAACTGTAAAGAATGGCATTGGCTTGATATGGATGACATGCAGTACGACTATGACGAATTTACCGTTAAAGAACGCAAGTCATACCATGTGAAAGACGTTAAATGGAGATGTCCTGATTGCGGCTTTGAATTTACAGAACCGCAGATGAAATCGGCACCGCAGAAATACATTGCGGATAATCCCGATATAAAAGATGTGAGGTCGTTCCATGTAAACGCATTCAGTTCCCCATGGCTTGACTGGAGTGTGCTTATTGCAGAGTATCTTGTAGCCAAATCCGATGTAGAAACACTTAAAACCTTTGTAAATACACGTCTTGCGGAAGTATATAAGCCGGTAGGCAAGATGAAAGATGTATCAGCGCTTGTTGAAAGACGTGAATTTTATGAAGCGGAAGTACCCGATGGTGTCTTGATACTCACGGCGGCGGTGGATGTACAGAACAACCGTCTGGAGTATGAGATTGCAGGCTGGGGGCGTGGAGAAGAAACATGGGGAATCAGGAAAGGAATCATTATTGGGGTTCCTGACCAGAAAGCCACGTGGGACGCATTAGATTTAGTCCTTGACCGCACGTACCACTTTAAAGACGGTTCAGGAATAGTCGTATCAAGAACATTCATTGATACGGGCGGCAGTTATACCAATGAAGTATATGACTATTGCGCAAGGAACACACATAAACAGCGTATAGCTATAAAAGGCGCAAGTGAGTTCAATGTGCCAATTATTTATAAGACGGCAGCCGCTAAAAACCATGATAATTTGTTATTACTTCTGCTTGGGGTATCTCAAGCTAAGCAATATATATTCCAGCGTCTAAGCATACTTGAGTACGGAGAAGGTTATATGCATTTCCCGAATAATGAGGGGCGTGGATATGACGAAAACTACTTCAAAGGTTTGCTTTCAGAACAATTGGAACAGAAATTGGTGAAAGGGAAGCTTGTATCTGTGTGGGTAAATATTGCCAAAGACCACAGAAATGAGCCCTTGGATCTAAAAAACTATAACTTGGCATGTATAAAGTCTATTGCCCCTGATTGGACGCATTATGAAAAAGTACGACGTGGGGAAGTAGAACAGAAACCAGTCAAAAAGGCACCGAGTTACGGCTGTTTTTCACAAGGAGGCGTATTCTAAATGGCTGATGAATTAACTAAAAAGGAAGTCCGGAACCGCAGGCTGAAAGCCTACCTTGCGGCAGAAGAAAAGACGCTGACTGCACAGAAATTTGATGATGGAACGGTGAGCCTGCAACGTGCTTCTTTGAGAAACATCCGTGATGGGATAGATGGCATTGTAGAGGGTATGGATGATGGAAGTGACAAATTGGCACCGTCTTCCATGCGTAAAGTTGTACTGACGGATTATTGATATGGGTAAATTCTGGAACTTTTGGACAAAAAAGAATACATCAGTAAAGAATAGCGGATATAGCGCTACCGGGGCGAATACCATTGTGGGGAGTATGGCGACATGGCTTCCTGACAGGAATAGCCCGCAGTCTGATATTGACTATAACCTTTCAACATTAAGAGGCAGAAGCGCTGAACTGGCGATGGGCGGTTCTCCGCTTGCTTCTGGAGCGATTGAAAACGCAAGACAGTATGTAGTGGGGGCAGGATTACATTTAGCGCCGTCTCCGAAATACAGATTGCTGAAAATGACGCCGGAAGAAGCGGATGAATGGGCGTTTGTCACAAGAGAAGCCTTTGACTTGTGGGCGAACAGCGTGTTTGCTGACATCTTGCACAAAAATAATTTTTATGACATGCAGGATATAGCCTTTAATAGTTATCTGGTTGATGGTGACAGCTTCGCTGTTATTAAACAGGAAACGCCGAATGCGGCTATGCCGTTTTACTTGCGGTTACAGCTTATAGAAGCGTCAAGAGTATGTAATCCATATTCCGGCGGTTCTACATCGAATGTTTATCAATACAATCAAGACAACGGAAACAGAATTGTTTCAGGCGTTGAGATCGATAAGAACGGGGCGGTGGTTGCTTATCATATTGCCAATAAGTACCCAAACGATAGAGTGTCTGACGGAACTATTCCCGCATGGGCAAGAGTAAAGGCGTTTGGCGAGAGTACGGGCAATAGAAATGTATTGCAGATAAGCCACGAAACGAGACCTGACCAGTATAGAGGGATTCCTTATCTTGCCAATGTCATTACAACACTGAAACAGGTGGGAAGATACACAGACGCTGAATTGACAACGGCGATCATAAAGTCTTTCTTCACATTATTCTTCACGCAGACACAGGCACATGACAAAGTATTCCCACTTGATAGTCTGAACGGCGGACAGGGTAATGATTCTGAAACAGCAACAGCTGATGAATTGAGAAAAATACAGTTCAAGTTGGGTCCAGGTACGCTGAATGCGCTTCCGCCTAACTGGGATGTAAAGGAAATAGACGCAAGCAAGAATTTATCCACTTTTGACCCATTTACGAATCAGTTAATAAAAATGATAGGGTCGGCAATCGGACAGCCTGCCGAAGTCCTGACAAAAGCATTTAATTCCTCTTATAGCGCCAGCAGGGCAGCACTGTTACAGGCTTGGGCGGGATTTAAGACATACAGGACATGGTTTGCCAATGATTTATGCCAGCCTGTGTATGAAATGTGGCTTTCGGAAGCTGTGGCAAGAGGATATATAAAGGCTCCTGGATTCTTTGAAAATCCGCTTGTGAGAGCCGCTTATTGTTCCGCTAATTGGTACGGACCCGTTATGGGTATGATTGACCCTGTGAAAGAAGCACAGGCAGGGGCAGAGAGAATTAAATTAGGATTGAGTACACGTGAAAAGGAATGTGCGGAGCTTTCGGGAACATCGTTCTCCGATAATGTTGCCCGCCTTGCTATTGAAAATAAACAGCTTAAAGAAGCAGGTTTACCTGTATATGCAGAGGAAGTTAAAGCGGAGGTAAAGGAGACTAAGGATGAGTAAATTCTGGAACTTCAAGAACAAGGGAGATGTTGTTGAACTGTCTATTGACGGAGATCTTGTTGATACGAACAGCGAGTTTCTTCTTTGGTGGCTTGGCGGGAAAAGTCCTAATAATTTCAGGAAAGAACTGAAAGAATACGCAGGCAAAGACATTCAGGTACGAATTAACAGTTACGGCGGAGATGTTTTTGCCGGAGTAGGAATGTATGACGCACTCATGGAACATAGACAGACGGGCGGCAAGGTTAAAACTTATGGCGAAAAAGTTTATTCAGCGGCGGTTATGCCGTTCCTTGCGGGCGATGAAAGAGAAATGTCACCTGGCGGAATGCTAATGGTTCACAACCCGTTATGCAGTGTGTTCGGATATGCCGACGATTTAAGGAAACGGGCTGACACACTGGATAAGGTAAAAGACAACATCTTGAGTATATATGTACAGGCTACGGGATTAGACAAAGACCATCTGTCTGACCTGATGGACAAGGAAACCGAAATGACACCGCAAGAAGCAGTGAATGAGGGGTTGGCCACAGGGATTATGGATTTTGGGATAACGAATAGTGCTAAAAACGTTGCCAATTATCACGCTATCGTCAACTCGGCTAACATTGCAAGTGCCGGATTGATGAAATATATTGAGTTGTCCAAAGTGGACAGGAAGGAGACGAATATGGCAGATAAAGTCGTATTCAAGGACACAGAGGAACTCCGCAAGGCATACCCGGCACTTGTAGAGGAAATCGAAAATGCGGCGAAAACCGCAGGCACATCCGCCGTTGATGAGGCGGTAAAGGCGGAAAGGGAACGTATGATTGCCCTTGACGCATTAAATGACGGTTCAGAAGCCGTCAAGAAGATTGTTGACCATGCAAAGAGTGAAGGCAAAACTGCCGATGAAATCTCTTTCTATGTAGACACAATCAAAGAGGCAAAACCGAAAGACGCCGAAACATCTAACTATGTGGATCAGGCGATTCAGGATTTTGCTAATTCCGGAGCGGACGGAGTAAAACCTGTACCGCATGAAGCAGAAAATAAAAAGAGTGAAGACAAAGAATGCGAAAGTATTAGTAATGCGTTCGGCGTTGTCATGAAAGGAGAAAAATAATGGCAGAACTGTTTAAAAACCTTGGTGATGTTGCGTTTGATGGGCTGATTGCAGGAGATCACCCTGTACACCACAGAAACGTAACTCTTTCCGCAGGAGCGGTAATGAAAGCTGGAACATTGCTTACTTTGGACGGGGCAAGCGGTAAATATGCGGCTACGGCTAAAGGTAAGGTAGCAAGTGCCATTCTGGCACATGACACTACGGCGGCAGATACCGTTGTCAACGTTTACACATCCGGCATGTTTATTATTGAAAAACTGATTGCGGCTTCCGGGGATACCGTTGTTGCCCATCAGATTGAATTGGAAGACGCTGGCATTTATATGCAGCATGCAATGTAACAGGAGGCTAAATAATGGCTAATGTACTTGATATCAACCAGACTAAAACATGGATTGCAGGATTTGAAAAATATTTTCAGCCTGACAATTTCCTTAGAAAAACATTCTTTGGAGAAGTAATCCCGTTTACTACGGAAAGCGTAATCATGGACTATCGGAAGGGTACAAAGAAAATGGCACCGTTTGTTGTACCTGGGAACACGGCAGTATCCGCACGCAGTTCTTTCCAGACCCGTGAATATACTCCGCCTTTTATTTCCCTGAAACGTCCACTTAGTGTAAGAGACCTCAAAACACGTTCTTTTGGGGAAAATCCGCTCCAGCCGAAATCCGAAGCAGACCGTGCAAAGGAAATCCGTGTAAGAGATTACAAAGAACTCCATGACATGATCGAACGCCGTTTTGAATGGATGTGCGCACAGCTTCTCGTTAATGGCGCTTTTGAAGTAAAAGGTGTCGCTGATGACGGTGATAACGCAGTTGTTATTAAAGATACTGTTACTCTTCCTGGATTCACCAATAAGAAGACAGCGGCAGCCGCTGACCAGTGGACGAAAGACACCGCCGATGCATGGGGGCAGATTAACCAGGTTAGAGTTGACATGAGCAAGACGGGGAATACTCCCACAATGGCAATCATGAACTCCAATACTGCCAAAGCGTTTATGAGCAATAAGTCTGTAAAAGAAAAGCTGAATATTCCGGACAGCGTGATTGCACAGCTTATCACCGCAAGACCAAAGACTTATGGAGAAAGCCTCACTCATTATGCGTTCGCAAATCCAGGAGAAATTGAAATTCTTGGGTATGACGCCGTATATGAAGATGACACAGGAGCGGTTCAGTATTTCATTCCTGACGGATATGTCGTATTTGTAAAGCCTGGTATCGGTAAACTTCTGTCCGGTGCTATTACCCAGCTTGTTGGTGGTGAATACACTACGTTCTCCGGACTGTTCGTTCCCAAGGAATGGGCAGATGAAGGCACTGACACAAAGAACGTTCGCCTTGCGAGCCGTGCGGTACCGCTTGTGGAAGATATCGATTCTTTCTATTCACTTAAAGTATTTTAATCGAGGGTAAAATGAACACCTTAGGGGATATCCAATCTGATTTACACGCCAATCTCTTTGACACCGAATACGGTACAGGGCAGAAAGTCTTGTATAGGTTTGTAGACGGTACCGAAAAAGAGATCGTAGCGGTTGTGAGAACGGCGAATGCAAGAATGCCTGACGCAGAACGAAAAGACCGTTCATACTTGGACGCTTTATTCACCGTAAAAGATGAAGATATCCCCTTTCCCCAATCGGGGGATACCATCATTTACAACGATGAAGAATATCCATTTTACAGTGTCCATGCAAGGACATTAGGCATGACCGTTATTCGCTGTGTACAAGGCAGAACGGGGGTAGATTTCCCGTGATTACCTTTGAACTTGAGTATAAGGATGGCGCTACTCCGCTTGCAATGGCACTGCAAAAGCAAATGCCGAGGTGGAAACAGTCCGCACTGAAATCAACAGGTTTTATGTTGCGGAAGACGATTAGGGATGGTATTCAGTCTAAAGCTCCGGGCGGTGCTTCATATAAGCCTTTGGCAATTACAGGTAAGACACGCCGTTCAATTGAACAGAACCTGCATTCTGGCGGGAAAAGCCGATATATACTCATGGGCAGGCTAAAACAAGCCGTTGAATACAGCGGTAAAACAGCCGCTATGGGATATGTGAAGGTGGGATGGTTATCACCGTCATCCGCTGAACTTGGTAAAAAACTGCAAGAAGGTTTTGAATCCGCTGTAACACCGAGAATAAGGCGTGCTTATGCGGCGGCAGGGATTGTTTTATCAAGCCGCAAAAAGAAGTTTAGAACTCCTGCACGTCCTACTTTTGACCCGATGATGGTGGCACTCCACAGGGCGGCAGTGAAGAATTTTAACGAGAAGATTACTTCTTATATCAACGGTAATGTAGAGAGAAGTCAATCAAGGCTGGCGAGGTATAGATAATGAATATGACACTTTCACTCAACGCTATTGCCGAAAAGTGGCTTGATGTGTTGACAAAATCAAAACTGCTTGAGGACTATTGCCAGAAACATTATCATCGTTCACCAAAATTCTTTATCGGCGCAGACCCGAAGAATCCGCCACAAGCACAAAACTGCCCGTACATCATGATTATCCCGACGGGGAAAAGTGAATGGATGGAACCAAGCAACACTTATAAACTTCTTGTTGTGGTTGTTATCTCACAGAAAAACAAAAAGGTTGACAATCAAACACTTTACCCTAAAGACTATGAGCTGTACAAGGTGATTCGGGTGACGGGAAGCTATGAGATCAACGAGATTGCCGACTTGGTTGCATGCGAACTGCAAGATGGCTGTGAACAACACGAAATGCATGTTGATACGGATGTTATGCCTGAAACCACATTCCCGCAATTTGCGGCGTTGTTAGATATTACAGTAGAAATCACACCAGCAATGGGTGAAGAATTAACTTACTAAGGAGAAAAAATATGGCAACACAAGCTAAAGGTATGAAATCTTCAACCTTGTTTGGGTTTGAGGACAGCTACGGCACTAAACAGACTGCCGCGGCAAAAGTTATTAAATTACCATTCAATTCCAATACGCTATCCAGCACACAATCTCTCATCACTCCAGGAACCATCACAGGAACAAGAAATCCTGTACAGCCTGGACTTGGGCAGATTGACGTATCTGGGAACATTGTTATTCCGCTTTGTGCAAGGAACATCGGGTATCTTTTGAAAGGTGTGTTTGGATCACCGACCACAAGTGCTGACGCTTCCGGGAAGATTTATACCCATGTATTTAAACTCACGGAAGAACAGCCTTCTTTCACGATGGAAAAAGGATTTAACGATATTGGTAAATACACCGTTTATACGGGCTGTAAAATCAGCAAATTGCAGTTCAACGCAGAAGTAGGGAATAACGAAACCACTGTGCAGGCTGACTTGATGGCGGCTGACGAAACTATCGAAAGCTCCACCATTAATGCAAATGCCAAAATGCAGCCGGTATTCCGCTTTGATAACATCAACGCAACGATCAAACAGGGCGGAAATATTCTTGGTACCGGCAGAAAGATGAGCCTTGATATTGATTGCGGATTGGACGGAGATACCTACTGTCTGAACGGTAAGTCTACACGTCCGGCAATCAATGAAGGTGTTATGGGGCTGTCCGGTTCTCTTACCACACTGTTTACAGGGCTGGATTTGCTGAATCTTGCAATTAACGGAACAGAAACAAGCCTTGAACTCTTGTTTAAAGCAGGGAAATTCTCTTTGTCACTGCTTCTTCCCGAAGTACAGTTACAGCGGAAATCCCCTGAAATCAGCGGTTCTAAAGGCATTACTCTTGACACGGAGTTCCAGGCGTTCTTCTCCGATGACACACAGAAATCCGCTATTGTTGCAACGTTAATCAATGACGTTGCGTCCTATTAATGGAGGTTTCTATGACAGTCAAAAAGGCTAAGGGTTCAGAAGATACTGTAAGAGATGAAATTTTCCAGCTGATAAAAGAGGGGAAACTTCCAGAAGTAAGGGCGCTTACAAGAAAAGAACGCAAAGAACTGACAAAAACTGGATTTAACATGTATCAACCTAAGGTAGATGAAAACACTAATTTTTTGGATTTAAAAATGAAGTGTGTGGATTGGGTTGTTGACAATATTTATCCTGACTTTGATTGGGATGATGTTCCCAGCAATGTGGTAAATATCTTTGTGGGATTCACACTTGGATTAACTTATGGGGATAATTTCATCGAAAAAAACTGATTGACGCTTGGGAATGGGCGGTAGTAGGCAGAAAGTATTGTGACGCCGCTTGCGGTGGATATGGTAAGAATATGAAAAAGTGTGCTAACTGTCCTGACCGCCCGCCTAAGCTGTTCCCTGAAAATATAAAAGTGTGGGAATTATGGAACGCCGCATGTACACAATGGCGTACTTCCTTTGGGGGAGTAGTTGGTCTTGACTATACAGCGGTAGCGTACATCGCTAAAGCAATGGACGTTGACATGAATCCCGCAACGATAAGAAAGCTGAAAAAGCTTGAGACTTACGAATTAGAACGACTGAACAAGCAGGAGGAAGACGATGGCAAGAAATGATGTAGAAATAAAAATAACAGCGAAAGACGCCGCTTCCCCTGCGTTTGCACGGTTGGTTAAATCCGCTGAAAGAGCACAACACTCTATCGGCGGACTTGGCGAATCTGCAAGCAGAATGAACGGTCTGTTTATGAATTTAACAGGATTTGCCGCTGCCGCAACAGGCATTTATGGGTTTACTGAAACCGTCGGCAAGGCAACGGAAGAAATCCTTGATTACTATAAAATCATGCAGCAGGGGGCGATTGCCACTGCCGGTACTTTGATGTCCGTGGGGCAGATTGACGGCAAGGATTTAGAATGGAATGACGCACTCATCATGAGTACGGGCTTGATGAAGAAACTTGCTGATCAGGCTATCGCAACAGGTGTAAGTACAAAGGAACTGGCTTATGTCTTCCGTGCAGGGCTGGCACCAGCGCTCCGTGGTGGCATGAATATCGAACAGTACACAAAACTTCTTGCGCCTTTAACCGCAGTAGGCAAGATGTTAGGGCTGAATGACACTAACCTAATGCGTGATATTTCCGATATCATGAGCGGTCTTAATGTTTCCCGCACCAAAATGGGGCAGGTACTTGGGATCACTGGGGCGGAAGTTAAAAAAGCGTCCGCAGAGGGGAAACTGTTTGAATACCTCAACATGCGCCTTCAAGGTGAAGTTATGGCTACAACAAAGTACCTTGAGACATGGGAAGGACGTGTAAACCACCTGAAAGAAGCCGTTGCACGTGTGGGCGGCGAGAGCATGAAGGGTGCTTTTGACACAATAAAAGAAGATATACAGGCGGTCGCTGAACGGTTGGTCATTGTTGACACTAAAACACAGGAAATCTATATCAGAAATGACGCCATGGAAACATTCAAAAAGATGAATGATCTTATTGTGTCTGCTGAACAGCAAATAGGCGGACTGATTTCAGATATAGGGAATGTAGGGTCTGCCCTTAATGTGGGCGGTGCTTCTCTTGAAACCATCAAATTTGCGGTAGACCACTTGAGAGAAGGTATTGAACTGTATGCGCTCCTCACGGCTACAAGCAAAGCCAGAGAGTTTGTAAATGGTGTGACACTTGCCTTTAATCAGCAGGCAGCTGCACAGGGAGTAGTACAGCGAATAGCCGCTTCTGCCGGACGGGAAATCATGGTTCAGCAGAAGGCTATAACTGACGCCGTTAATGAAGAGACAACGGCGATGGTTAAAGGCAATAAGGAACTGGCAAAGAAAGTTAAGCTTGCCAATGACCTTGTTATTGCGGAAAGCAAGCGTGCCCAAAACAGAGCCGTAAGAATTGGCGCAGGTGTAACAAGCAATTACAGCAATATTGCGAATGAAGCAGGAGTGTATACCGCAGCAGCCGCCGAAAAGGTAGCCGCTGAAAATGCGGTTGCTTCTGCCGCATATAGAACGACGGCGGCTTATGGAGTACAGCAGGCAGCCGTAAGAAATAACATGGTCGCTTCTGCCGAAGCAGGCTATGTTATTCAGCGTGCAGAAAACAATAAAAGCACCGCTGCCGCTAAAACGACTGCCGCATTGAAAGTACAGCAGGCTCAATATGCCATGGTGGGCGCTGCCGCTACATCAACAGGGGTTGTTGCCAATAGGGCGATGACTTCACAGCTTGGCATGATGGCAAAAGTCACCAGAGGGATTAAGGGGATGACTGCCGCTGTATATGCGCTTTCCGGCGGATGGCTCGGGCTTGCCGTTGTTGCGGGATACGCAGGATATGAAATGTACCGTGCAAAAATGGACAATAATGCCGCTATGAAAGAAAACGACATTACCCTTGATAACGGGACCAGAGTAACCAAAAATAAAGACGGGAAATACTATGTATGGGGTAGTAAAACCTATACAGATGAATTTGGCGAAGAAGTAACATCACACCCCGGATGGATGGAAATGGGCGATTCAATAAAGGATCGCTTTGACAGATACGCTTATGATTCCGAACTTGAAAAGCGGGAAATTACAAAAGAAGCGCAGGCGCAGGCGGAAGCGCTAAAGAGATCAGAACGTGTCACTTCACAGATGAACGGGATTCTTGGGCGGGCTAACGATATTTCTTACCGCAATATGGATGGGGCGGAAGATCAGGAAGCCATCAAAAAGGCGGCTGACGCACATGAGAAGTACAATTCTGTATTACAGCAGAACGGAGACCTCATCAACAAAGCCAATGCAAAAATGAGAGATATTATTTCCTCATTGCAAGAACAGCTGATGAAGATAAACGGTTCAAAATATGATGAAGATATCGCCAGCGCAAGAAAATCTTTCATGTCAACGCAAAAGAACATTGCGGAAAGCAAAACGACGCTAAAGAGCATAAAACCGTCTGTACTTGCCTTGGCGTCTGGTGGCGGTAATGCCTCTATGGTAGAAGAAGCCGCTAACCACTTGGGTGAACAGTGGGGCGTAAATACTTGTGCCGAATTTGTATCAGGAATAGCAAAAGCGGTAGGAATTGACAGCGTTAATTCAAGCTGGGTGCCTGATATTATAAACAGCGCACAAAATAAAGACGCTTACTATGGAAGAGACAGCGGATACGTGCCACAAAACGGAGATCTTGTCATCTGGGGCGGCGATGAACATATCGGGATTTCTGATGGCGCAGGCGGACATATCTCCAGTGATACCCACGGGGTAGTCCATGTAGACGCCTCACAGGAAGACACCTATTACGGAAAGCCCGTATCTGGGTATATTTCCATGGCGCAAATGCAGGGGAACGTCAATCTTGCGCCCACAAGCAGAGAGACCTACACGCCTTATGGGGTTGATCTTGCTAATTCCATGAATGAAAAACTCTTCGATGAAAGAGTGAAAGAAGCAAAGAAAAATCTTGCCACAAGACAGCGGAAACAAGATTCTGAAACATTAATCAATATGCTTTCCACGGCGGTGAGTGATGAACGTGACGCTGTTCTTGCTCAACAGTTAGAAGAAAAGATTGCCGAACTCAAGGAGCGCCGTGAAGAGATTTACAAGGCAATCGCAGGTGACACTTCCGATAAAGAAGAGGTGGCAAGGGCTAATCTTGCGACGGATAAGGCGATAGCGGCGGAAGAAGCCAAAATTCGCATGGAATCCTTTAACCAGCAGCAGGAACTTGATGAAAAACGTCTCGAAGAACGACTGAAACATAACCAGAACCTGTTTTACACTGAACAAGCAACGCAGAATGAGATTTTAGGCATGAACCGTGCTGCCCTTGAGGAATACATCGGACTGTTAAGAGAAAAGCTCAAAAACGATAAATTAACCGCAATACAGCGGCTTGAAGTTGAAAGCCAGCTTTCCGACAGCATAAAGAAACTGAACGAAAACAGACATAGAGACTTTTCACAGATGAGCGAAAAAGTAAAAGAACTTATGCGGAATGATGTATTAGATTATGGGTCTATTGTTGAAGATGGCTATAACTCGATAAAGTCTACATTTACCAGCTTTGGGCAGAATATGCTGACTGAATCAAAAAGTGTCAAAGAACGTCTTGAAAACCTGTTCAGGGATTTAGCTAACAACATCCTTAATATGGGAATGAAAATGGCAATGAACGGGATTTGGTCTAATCTTATCGGCGGATTGACAAGAGGTTTCGGTGCAAGTCCGATGGGATTTGCCACTGGCGGATACATCACCGGTCCAGGCACGAGTACAAGTGACAGCATACCCGCATACCTTTCTAATGGAGAATATGTAGTAAAAGCAAGCGCTGTAAATCGTGTAGGGGTTGGGTTCCTTGACAGTATCAACAGCGGATATATCAAACGCTTTGCCACTGGTGGAATGATAGGAAGTGCCCCCACAGGAAGCGCAGGGAAGCCTAATTTCAAGGTAAACATTACCAATAACACTGGGAACGAAATAAGCGCCGAAAACTCCGACATCAATTTTGACGGAGAAAGTTATGTATTGAGTATTGTCTTGAATGGCATTGCCAATAACAAAATGGGTATGCGTACATTATTGAAAGGGATATGATGATTACTTTTCCGAACATTATGCCACCGTCCTATCCTCTTAAAGAAAAATACGAGGACAACACGATTAGAAGTACCATGGAAGACGGTTCCGTTATTACACGAAGAAAGTTCACAAGAAGCAGAGCAACATTTACATTGCAGTATGACGCCTTGCCGATTGTACAGTATACTTCCTTGATCGATTTTTTCAGGAAGACAACATTTATGGGAACAAAGCCGTTTGAGTGGACACATCCTGAAACAAAGAAGAAATATACGGTAAGGCTGAAAGAATTGGGAGATTTTGAGTTGAGTGTCATTGGGATCTATAAAGGTTCTGTGACACTGGAGGAAGTATGAACACTTTATCAGACATAGCGAAGTTTGAGAAGAATAAACAGTTCGCCGATAGTGTATATGTCATTCTTATACAGATGAACTTGACGGACGGCAAAACCGTTATTCACTTAGCTTATAACACGGAAAACATTCAATGGCGTGGTGAAACTTGGCAACCGTTTCCATTATCTTTGGGAGACAGCGTTCAAGAAACAGATGGTTCTATCCCTAACCTTGAAATCAAGGTATCCAATGTGACAAAGGCATTGATGGGATATTTTGAGAAATTCGGTGGGTTTAACGGAACAATCATCAATCTTTACATCGTTAATACCGAAAACCTGTCCTCAAAAATTCCTGAAATAGAAGAGAAGTACAAGGTTTTAAAAGGAAATGCCGATGAAAATTGGATAAAACTAACGGTTGGACCCGCATATTCCCCTGATAGGAAAATGCCACAGAGGAGATATTTAAAAAATGCCTGTCAAAGGTGCTATAAGAGCGCTATTTGCGGGTACAAGGGGGCAATGACCACTTGTGACCACACATTAGCTGATTGCAGAAGACATGGAAACAAAGCCAATTTTGGTGGTTATCCTGGTATTGATCAAGGCGGTGTATATAAATGATTAATCTTCGTGATTTGCTTGGTATTCCATTTACGAACAGGGGCAGGACGCTTGACGGGTTGGACTGTTACGGATTAGTCATGGAGGTTTACAAGAAATTTGACATTACTCTTCCAGAGTATAACGCCGATTTCGATGACACAGAAAATATTACCAAAATCATTCGTAAACAGATGAGAGAAGACAAGTTGTGGAAACGCCTTGATAAGCCAAAAACTCCATGTATTGTGGCCATAAGATACGGCGTTCCTCGACCGATGGTGAATCATTGCGGCGTGTATATCGGTGATGGGTTATTCATGCATACCAGGTCAAAAACAGGGGCTGTGATAGAGCATATAGACAGTCCGATGTGGCGTAACTTGATTGTAGGATTTTATGAATACAGGGGCAATAAATGATTACAGTTGTATTGGTAAAAAACGTATTTGAGCCTGATAACGGACGTGAAATCTATAAATTGCCATATATTGATGGCAAGAGTGTGGAAGATTATGTACGTCCGCTTGCTGATGACTATTCAGGATACAACACGTCTATTAATGACAACAAAGTGTATTATGAACCTGCTTTCTGTACTCTTTACAAAAAACAAATTAAACGTTCTCTCTTAAAAAAGAAACGCTTGAAATCAAGATATGTACCTGTGAAAGTTATTGCAGACCGCAGGCTAAAAGATGGCGATATTATCATTGTTTCCCCCGTTGTTGGCAAGGGCGGATTCCTCGGGCTGATTGCGACGCTTGCATTAGGATTCGTGGCGTTTGGCGTTGGTGGCTTGGTTGCTACCGGGGCATGGGGTGCCATGGGCACGACTTTCGGTTCCATGCTTATTGGGAATCTTGTTGCTGGTGCAATCATGATGTTGGGCGGTTCACTTATTCAGCGCTGCTTTGGCACCTCTAAAATCGGCAGCAAAGACGTTTCGGCTGACCCTACCTATTCATGGGATGGGGTAACAAGCACGACCGGACAGGGAGCATTTGTGCCGATTACTTATGGTACGGTTCTTTCAGGCGGGCAGATTATTTCCCAATTTGTAGAAACCAGTGGGAATAAACAATATCTTCACAGGCTGTATGCCGCAGGGGAAGGTGAACTTGAATTTTCCGATATCAGGATCAACAGCACGCCTTATGAGCGGTACAAAGACATTGCCATTGAAACGAGACCAGGAGACAATGAACAATCAATCATTCCTGGCTTTGATAAAACCGTATCTCAATCACAGCTTGGTTACGAATTGTCTGATTCTGTTTGGCGTGAAGTCCTTGTAACAGGTACAGCCACAGAAGCCATTCAATTATCTATCGAATGCCCGAATGGGCTTTACCACCAAAACGATGACGGCGGACTTGGGCATGTGGAACTTGCGTTGTCCATCCAATATAAAAAGAAATCTGATACTGACTGGAAAACTTATAACGATAACCTAAAAATCGAAGGAAGTACAGCAACAGCGATTAGAAATCAGTATATCATTGAACATCTTGATCCTGATGAATACTATGTCCGCATTAAAATCGTTCGATATTCCGAAAGCGACCATAACAACATCAGAAACATGTTCAAGACTAACTGGACGGCAGTTGGCGGTGTTGTTTATGACGGATTCCGCTATCCTGGAACAGCACTTGTGGCAATGAAAGGATTGGCCACCGAGCAATTATCCGGTTCTCCCAATGTTACATTCCTGAAAACGAGAGCCAAAGTGTGGGCGTATAATCCGCACACAGGCAATTATGAACAGCAGGACGCTACCAATCCTGCATGGGCGGCTTATGACTATATCCATCAGGCGTACAGAGTAAAGAATAACCACACTGGACAATTTGAATTTGACATCCGTGGTGCCTCCGCTGATTTAATGCTATATGATCGCTTCGCTGAATGGGCTAAGTATTGCGATAAGAAAAACCTGAAAATAAATATAGAAATGTCGCAGGCGGATAATGTCCTTTCCGCAGTGAATGAAAACATCTCCCCGATTGGTTATGGTGTGGTGCTTTTGTTTGGAACAAAGTATGGTCCCGTTTGGGATTCCATTTCTGAACCTGTACAGATGTTCGGTATGGGAAATATCGTAAAAGGCACATTTAATGAAGAATTTTTGCCTACCAATGACAGAGCCAACGCTATTGAGGTTACTTTCACAAATAAGGATAAAAACTATGAGCGTGACACTGTTACTGTTTACGGTTCTGACTATGATACTGACAATGACGATAAAACCACACAGGTAACATGTAACGGCATTACTGATTACAAGCAGGCGTATAGATACGGGAAATTCCAGCTGTTCTGCAATGAACGACTAATTAGAACGGTATCATTTGAGGCTGATGTAGACGCCATAGCTTGTACCGTGGGAGATGTAGTGCTTATTTCTCATGATATCCCCGAATGGTCATGGTCTGGAAGGATAATTTCCAAAGGGAACGGAGTTTACAAATTTGCCGCTGTGGCAGATAGCCTTGACGCCAATATCCCTAAATGGCTATTGACTTATCGGGCAAGCAAGAGTGACAAACTGTATCAGGTGAATTGTTCCGTCACCAAAGATGATGAGTATATCTATGTAAAACCCCTTACTACACCAGAAGAAGCACCTGGTGTCGGCGATATATGTGCTGTATCTTCTGTAACAACAGGTGTAAAGCCATTCACGATAAAGAATATTACAAGGTCAAACAGCGGAAATACCTTGAGACGTAAAATTACATGCCTTGAGTATGACGCTTCTGTCTTCAATGAAGACTACACGATTCCCACAATAAATTACTCTTTTCTTTCGACAACGATGGTAGAAGTAAGCAATCTAAGAGCCTACAAGAACAAATACAAGAATAATGCTGAAATTGTAGCAACGTGGGAAGTGGATGAAGCCGTCGAGACATTTCTTGTGTATATCTCGCATGATAACGGTTCTACATGGGAGAAAGTAGCTGATACCCCACTAACCGCTTGCAACATAAGTTGTGATAAAGACACTGATTATCTACTGAAAGTACGTACACTTAAGGGTGGGATTATTTCAGCAGGGAAGGTAGTTAACGTTGCAGAAGGATTAGATATTGTGCCACCTGCCACACTGCCGAAGAACATTACTGCTTATACAAGATATAGAAAAATGCCTGATGGTACGCCACGTTATGATGTTGTTGTAAAGTGGAATCCCGACGGGTTAAAGGGGCGTGTTTATTACAAGTCGAATTACAGTATTGGCGCCAACCTGAAAATTGTTGAAGGCGTTCCGGCGGATCAACTTGGGTTTTACGGAGAGTGGACTTATGTAGGTACGGGCGTAAACACTATTGTTATTCCGCAGGCTATCCCTGGAGATACTTATAGAATCGCAGTATCTACCGCAAACGGAGCAGGAGTATATACAATCGCCGATAATTGCGAATATATTGATTTACTTATTGCCGCTAAGACTACCATTCCTAATACCCCTGATGGATTCGGTGTTACTTTTACTGATAAGGTAACCGTTTCTTGGAATGATGTAACCAATACAGATGTCGATTTTTATGAAATCAGAAACGATAATTCTCCCGGAGAAGAAGACAGCCATCTATTGGCAAGGACAAACGGACTTAGCACTGTTATTTCACTGACAAAACGTAACGGTACACTGTATCTGTTTGCCCACTCCACAGATGGCAAGTATTCATCAGCCGCAGTTCTTTATTATGACAAGGCGTTACCCAAGAAGCCAAAACCGCCTAAATTAAATTCAAATCTTGGCGGATTTGGGATTATTGCAGAGACAATCCCCGCAGATTGTTTGGGTATGACAGTTTATATTGATGGCGGTGATGGGAATATCATTAGTGCCAAAACAAATAACGATACTTATGGACACACATGTGGAGCAGGTATCTATGATGTATCTATCGCTTATTATGACCTCTTCGGGGAAGGCGAGAAATCTGGAGAAAGCCGTGTTACTGTCAAAATCTCAATTTCTAAGGACATGCTTGAAGATGAAGCAATCAGTCTTGAGAAAGTCGATAACTTAATCAAGCAGAAGCTCGAGGCGGGCGCAATCGCAAAGCAAGACGTAACTACAATAGTCTCTAATCTCGGAAACCTCATGCTTGCAAAAGCTAACTATAGCGCCATCGCGCAAATGACTGACGCTATTAATTTAAGAGTGCAAAAAGGCGACGTGATCAATCAGATTAATCTATCGCCGACGACTACGACGATTGCCGGCAAGTATCTACATGTAACGGGTGAGACCGTCTTTGATAATAATGTCATTGTGAGCCGCATGCTTGCAGCAAAAGCGGTTACTGCTGATAAATTGGCAGTAACGTCGTTATCAGCAATTACGGCGAACATCGGGCTGTTGAGGACAAAAACAAGCGGAGCGAGAACAGAAATCAAAGACAACTTGATTGAAATTTTTGATGAGAATAATTTCCGAGTTATAGCGTTAGGAGTGAATGTTTAATGGCTATCGGACTAAAAATTTTTCATCCGCAAAAAGGATTGATACTCAACATCACAGATTCACTGACCCGCATTCTCGGCAGCTTTACAGCTGACACACCGACGGGAAGCCGAACTATCGATATTCGAGATAATGACCGGCTATTCGTGTTTTTTGTGCCGGAAACGGCAGAGTATACGGCACCCATGCAGATAACGACGTCAAGCAATCAAATTAACTGGGTGTATCGTGGGGATTTCGATCACGTACATAAACAGAGGATATACTATGGCACTTATTAATTTCCTGGAAATTTACAACGCAGATCGTCACCTTATTATCAACAATAAGTATAAAAATTTGCGGTTGCTGAAAGTAGATAAGCTGCCATCTCCGGCAGGGGTGAGCGGAGACGGAAGCAACTGGAGATACTGGGAATATGAAATAGACTTTAATATGAATTATATTCCGGCAATCTATTGCGACAATTCTCAATATTACGTTACAGCTGAGGTAAACGGCGGAAAGATGACTATTCAGGTGCACGCTCCAGCGTCTGTTTCGATGACGGCGGGACAGGTACACGACGCCGTTACATTGTATATATTTACCGAGGAGGCTGATTCTGATACATCGGGGGCAGGGGTATTCATCTGGGATCCGGAAACAAGAAAGCTTGTTTTTAATAGTAAAACCCCGTATCTCCGTGTTGTCGGAAGCCATATTAAATCAGAGATATCAACTAACGACGCAGCAGGACTGGCTGCTGTTATGCCGGAAACAAATTTTCCGTGTGCGAAAGTTGCGGCGATTATGTTCTCTATGCACGAATTTCAAAAAAGCACCCCGCAGGTTGTGATTCATAGCTCATTAAAATTGAACTGGTTAAGCCAAAACCGTATAAAAGCATACTGGTTGGCCAATGGTGCAATTTTCAATCCCGGTGGCGATATACACATACCGGGCGGAGTATTTAGAGCTACTTGTATCTTGTTTGTTAATGTCACAGGTTATTAGAAAAAAGGAGAGAAATCATGAAAAGAACATGTAAAGTCAACGGTAAAGTGTCATATCCGCAGAACGACGGAGTTTTAACGACGTTTAGCTTTTACAATCCGGAAACAGGCGAAGTCTATGCTATGTCAACAACAAGTCAAGAAGAAACTGATGAACTGAACTACGGAGACACGGTCACGCTGGAGATTAAAAAAGCCGAGGTATCCGAATGAGACCGCAGACATTTCAGCACCCGGAAATAAGAGATGAAAATGACAATATTATTAAGCCGGGGGCTTTCGGGAAAAACACGCCGTTTTGCACGAAGGGGAATGACGGCATTTTAGACTATATCGCAAATGATCTTGAGTACCTGTATGAAAACGGGGGCAGCGGCGGTAGCGGAGCAGGTCCGAAAGGTGACCCAGGACCAAAGGGAGACCCAGGACCCAAAGGAGACCCAGGGCCGAAAGGTGCCGATGGGAAAAACGGACAGAACGGGGCAGCAGCAACGATAGAAGTCGGAAAAGTGACGACAGGTACCTCCGCTTCGGTGACAAATTCCGGCAATAGTACAAATGCTGTATTTGATTTTGTCATTCCGGTTTCCGGCGGCGGACAGGGTATTCAAGGCCCCAAAGGAGATCCCGGGCCTAAAGGAGACCCCGGACCGAAAGGAACAGACGGAAAAGATGGAACTGCTGCAACAATTAAAATTGGGGCAGTAACAACAGTGGCACCAGGCACGAACGCTAAGGTCACAAATACCGGAACGGCTAACGCAGCAGTGTTTAATTTTTCGATTCCAAAAGGCGAAAAAGGAGAAAAAGGAAATACGGGAACACAAGGTCCGCCGGGACCCGCGGCGGATTTATCGCAGTACGTAAAGAGGACAGAAATTTTTGATGGTAACATGATTAAATTGCCTAATGGGGCAAAGATAGGAGTAGAATGATGGACAAACTTAAAATTATTAGACCGAACGGAGAAGAAGAAATCGCAGAATTGACGACTGATAAATCGTTAGTAGGAAACAATTATTTAAAACTCGATATCGGCGGTGTGCCGCATTACGCAAAAGTCGGAGAAGTCATCGACACGCACATGTACACATTTAACGGTGTCGACGGAAAAAAATACTACATTAAAAAAGAAATAGGAAATGTAGAGAATCCTCCATCCGGCGATTCACCGACGCTTAACGTATCTGGCACAGTTACGCTTGCGCAAATGCCGAGTGATATGTGTCAGAGGTTTGGAGGGACCGATGGCGTTTACGCAATACCGCAAGAAGGGGCGGGGGTAATAACTAACAATACACCAAAATATTCTGTAATTGAAATTGGTGTTGTAGTAGTTAACGGCGGCGTGTTTATCAGCCTTACAGTAGACGGAATTAGTGATTTTTATAATAAACCCGGGATTTATGCTACGACGATTATCAAAGTCAAAATAGGAGATGTAACATTCGACACGAATCGCGACGGCACAAATAGTCTTTTGGGCGAAAGCGCGAATGCTGATTTTGTGAAGTTGAAAGAGAACATCGGGAAACCGCTTAATTTCTTAATCACGTATCCGTAATTTATATACTTTAGGTGGACATCATGATATTTTTTCAAAATCTCAAAAGAAAAATAAAAAAATACGGCAAACCACCGTATCTGTGGGGAGGTTTCGTCACTTGCGTTTTCGTCTTAGACTTGATAGACTTTGCCGAATACTTCTGCCGAACTTCTCTCAATCTCTTAGATAAATGGGAATCAAAGACAGCCGTAAGCGTTGTGCTGATGTACATCTTGTCATTTATTAACAGTGCATACGGCGTAGTGCTCAATGCTTATTTTTGGCTGATTATCATTGACATTTCTACACGCTGGCTCGCCATCGGGTATCAGTATCTTGTGGATAAAGGCATGGATCCTGACTACTTGACAACCCGTGAGAAGCTGTATGGCATTGTTCTTGCGTTCAGTGCAAAACGGCTAAAATCGAAGATCATGCTATGGGGATTTCTGACAAAATTCATTCTCTTCACGATTCTTATTCTCACTGCTTCGCAGATTGATACGGTTTTATCGGCAATAGAAATACCGTTGTCATGGCCAGTCCTCAAGTTCATGTTTGGCTACATCTGTTACAACGAGATACTGTCGATTTGTGAGAATTTACGGGACGCAGGAAATCATCATATCGACAAGTTGATAACGCTGCTTGATAATAATATTTTTGCAAAACTCAAGAAATAAACATCAAGAGGAGTATGAAAATGGAAATCGACCTGAACGAATTACAGTTGATGGCAGAGAGTGCAAGAGATAATCTCAAGGCTACTGCCGCAAGTGTAGGGAGAAAGCTAAAAATATATCTACACTGGACAGCAGGAAGGCATTATACGACTTTTGATGATTACCATATCTGTATTGATGGTGACGGGGCAATGATCCAAATGAATGATTTTGAGGAAATTTTATCTGCCACGTATCACCGCAACACTGGTTCGGTAGCAATCGCCCTTTGCTGTTGCGCTGACGCTGTGGCTTATGCTGATGGAACATATGACCTTGGTGAATACCCACCTACCACACAGCAGATAGAATCAATGGCACAATGCGTGGCTACACTGTGTACGGGGCTTGACATCCCTATTGACATAGAACATGTCATGACGCATGCCGAGGCGGCGAATAATCAGGACGGCGTTTATTGCCATGAGCCTTACGGTCCTGGAAACGGGTGTGAAAGATGGGATTTGGCTGTTCTTGAACAGGGTGATAATTGGATGTCCGGCGGAGATATCATTCGAGGCAAGGCAATTTTCTACCAAAACCAAATGTAATCTTGTTGCTTTAATATTAGTTGACATAACTTGACTGATATTTAAAAAAATCGATTGTTTTAAATCGTTTTTAAGGCTTGTTTGTTTTTGCTTTTGATAAATTACTCATGGATGTTGTGGCGGGCATATTCTACCCGCCTTAAACGCCAAATTCGCATATTTCAACAAGAAAAGAGGACAGAATGTGTGGGAAAAGATTAAGAAAAGTGGCTATTATCACATTTTTGTTATCGGTGTTGTCGTTTTCTCAACCTTGCTTGTTTATTTCTTATGGCGAGGAGACTACGGGATACATCACACTGACAGTTCAGGAGTGGAACGACTTCAAAACGGACTGGACAGAGCAGATGACAGAATTAACCATGTTGAAACAGAACTTGAGCATGCTGACACTGAACTCGACCGAGCAACAGGAACGAGCAGAGAAATTACTCAAGAAGTGCAACAGCTTAGAGATGGAATTAGGCAGAATCAAGCTATCCTTAAACAGTGCGAAGATCTCATTGACAGAAGCGAAGAAAGAAATCAGCGAGTGCAAGAAAGAATTAGAGCTATTGAAGAACGAAATCAACGAACTGAAACACAAATTGAGGGTAGCGAAAAGACAACGTGACGCATGGGCGATAGGCGTTCCGGTGGCGTTCATTGCAGGGTACCTTGTCGCAAAATAATACTAAAAATGTCACAGAAATAAACCTATTTCACTAATATAGTTATAAAACAAACCTGTTGAGATTAAGCAATATCTTTTATAAAAGGGTATTGCAATTATGTAAATGGGGTGATAAAATAATCACAGGTGAGATGTACACCTCATTCATCTGCTGAATAAGCAGTTTAGAAAATATACATAATGGTTATCATGTCATCTGCCGAATAGGCAGCTTAGGAAATATAAAGAATGATTCACATTGTGTAAGGTGTACATTTCAGAAAGAAGCACTTGTAATGGGTGCTTTTTTCATGGTATAATACATATAGATTGAACGGTGGAGTATTGCACGAAGCCGATCACATTCGCCCACTGGGAACATGCGCAGGTTCCGTCTGATACAGTCGGGCAAGCCCACAACGCAGTATATGCTTATCATCTAATATTGCGTTATGGGCTTTTAATATGCTATAATAATTATATGGAGTGCATATAGCCGTGGCGGAGGAGCTTATCACCATGGATGTCACGAGAAACAGGAAAGAAACGTAAATGATTTCCCACGTGGCAGTTCAGAAGAGTTGGAATCCGTAGGAGAGAACTACTCCTATAAAAATCCCCATCATCGACACTATATTTTGTTCATGCACTGACATATATAGTGACGGGTTATCGATTGACAAGCCTATGACAGTGATCAGCCCACTTATTAGAGTGGGTCAAGCTCATAGGCTTTTTTACTGCTAATAATACGCTTCACTTTTTATACACATTTAATACGCTTATTTTTTTAAGCGCATTAGGAGAGGCACAAAAAAGGCACAAAAATTTGATTTAAATTGCGTTAATTTGCACATTGATAAAATGGAGTGAAATTATGAAACGCCGATAAATACTGTGTTCTTTATTCTATTTGCTGTTTACTGCAAACTAAATTCTATAATACAGGAAAATAAGGATATGTCAAAGTTTCATTGAAAGAAAGACAGCATTTGTTTCCCTGGTAAGAAAGACGAATTTTCCTGAGAGAACCAGCCTTGAAAATGCGTAAAGAATACAGGCGGGAACACTATTTTCTTTTATTTTTCAAGATTAGCTTATGCTATAATTTATTATATGATGTCAGAAGAAATTATACATCCAAGTAAAAATCTATACTGTTATAAAAATATTTCGATAGAAAACATAAGTTCTGTTTTGTGGAGGTTGTC